GCGAAGTAATTCGTACGATCAACCTTGCAGCTGTAGCTGGTTCACAAGGCACCGTATCTTCTAACGGTACTTTTGACCTTGACGTTGATGCTTCTGGTCGTTGGTCAGTTGAGAAGTTCAAGGGCCTGATGTTCCACATCGAGCGCGAAGCTAACAAAGTAGCTAAGGACACTCGACGTGGTAAGGCTAACCTGATCATCTGTTCTTCTGACGTTGCATCTGCACTTCAGATGGCTGGTGTTCTGGATTACACGCCTGCTCTGAACGGCAACTCTTTGGCAGTAGACGACACTGGTAACACCTTCGCTGGTGTACTGAACGGTCGGTATCGCGTATACATCGATCCTTACGCAACTACTAACTACATGAACATCGGCTACAAAGGTGCAGGCGCATTTGACGCTGGCATCTTCTACTGCCCTTATGTTCCTCTGCAGATGGTACGTGCTGTCGATCAGGATACTTTCCAGCCGAAGATTGGCTTCAAGACTCGTTACGGTCTTGTTGAGAATCCTTTTGCTCACTCAGTACAAGGTACTCCTGCTGTATCTGACGGTGCAATCACCAACGGTACCAACGCATACTATCGTATGTCTACGGTCAGCAACCTGTTGTAATAAAAAGAATCCCAAAAGGGACACTTTTAAGGGAGCTCCGGCTCCCTTTTTTTATAAATAATATACGCTCAATATGAGCGCAACAAGGAGAAAATATATGGACCTTCAACTTCCACTTATCGGAAAACTTCACGTCCCCTCACTACTCCTCGGAGGTGGAGTGGTCTTGCTATTGGCACTTTTGTTGTAATCTAATCATGAGCGAGGAGGCTTCGGCCTCCTTTTTTTATGTACATAAATAGTATAAACAGGTTATAATAGGTCTTACCATGACTATGAATAAAAATATGCTGTCTCCAGTTGGTTTCAGCTTCCACGTAAAGAAACTACCTGAATTAAACTTTTTTGTTCAGAGTGTTACTGTGCCTGGTGTAACGTTGCCTATCTTTGAACAACCCAACCCGTTTAAAGCAATACCACGTATCGGTGATCATTTACAGTATGGTGAATTGCTAGTGAATTTTAAAGTCAACGAGGACATGGGAAACTATGTGCAAATATACAATTGGCTATTAGGTATTGGTTTTCCTGATTCTTTTACTCAATATAAAGAAGTAGCAGAAGAAGCAAAGCAACTTACAGGTGATGGTATTGAATCTGATGCATATATGATGGTTATGTCTAGTGCTATGAATCCTATTATGCGTATTGACTTTGAAGATGTTTTTCCTACAGCGCTTGGAGATATTACCATGGATTCTCGCGATACAGGCATTGAATACCTCGATACGACTGCTACTTTTAAATTCCTCAAATATACATTTACTCCCGTATAATTTTGTAGTATAATAGTTCTTTTGCAGGATATATTATGACTCTTGATGAAATCTTTGACTTGTGGTCTGACGATACACAAATTGATCGTACTGAACTTGGTAATGCAGCTCTCGAACTTGCAAAGCTACATCATAAGTACTATCGTATATTCTCTCAAGAAAGACTCTTACACAAAAAACTTGAAGCTGATATGAAACAATTGAAGCTTGATAAGTATGAGTTTTTCGTAGATGGTCCAACAGAAGAACATATTGCAAAAGGTTGGAAGCTACCACCAAAAGGTCGTATTCTTAAATCAGATGCTGGTCAATATGTCGATGCAGACTCTGACATCATCGCACTTAATCTTAAGCTTGCATATCAACAAGAAAAGCTAGAACTCCTGGCAGATATTATCAAAACAATTTCTAATCGTGGATTTCATATTAAATCAGCAATTGAATGGGAAAAGTGGAAGATGGGCGGATGAGGATAGTTGTGACTGGAGCCTGTGGTTATATAGGCTCACATCTTGTAGTACGACTTGCCGAGTTAGGTCACAAAGTCATATCTGTTACAAATAACTTTACAGAAAATTATGAGCTGGTTAAAAAACATTCTTATGTTGTAAGAATGAATAATAACCAAGAACATGATATGTATCTTGATCAATCAGATACACTCATACATCTCGGCGGGTTTATATCAGTAGAAGAATCAATGTCAGAGCCTCTTAAGTATTATCAAGGAAATACTTCTGAGACTATTAGATTATTGAAAGAATACAAATGGGATAATGTTATCTTCGCCTCAACGGCAGCATGCTTTGATCCAATATCTCATTATGCCAAATCAAAGCTCGCATGTGAGTGGACAATTAGAGCGATAGTTCCTAACTATACTATTTTTCGTTTCTTTAATGTGGCTGGTATTAATGAAGGTCATTACTATGTCAATCCTACCACACATATCATCAGCAAGCTTGCTGAATGCGCCGTCAATAAAACAAAGTTTATCATGAATGGCTATGACTTTGATACACCTGATAGGACATGTGTACGAGACTACGTAGATGTTAACGACCTAGTAGAAGCAATTGTGAAGGCCATAAATAAACCTGCCAACACTGAATATGAATGTCTAGGTCAAGCGATAGGTTATTCAAACAAAGCAGTGTTACATACAATGGAATCAGTGATCGGAAAACATATCGACTTTGATTATGGTCCGCGTAGAGATGGTGATGCAGCGCGCCTCGTTGTTCCTGAAGTTTCACAATATTTAGATCCACAAAAAACATTGTGGGATATGTGCAAGTCGACTTATGGATATTTTAAGAATCTCAAAAATCAATGAGGTGTACAATAAGGTAGCCACTGATGATCGTGGCATTGCCGAAGAACTGTCTGCGTATTTTACGTTTAAAGTTCCTGGTTTCCAGTTTATGCCAGCCTATCGAAACCGTTACTGGGATGGTCAGATCCGTCTATACAATACATCAACTCAGATGTTATACTCTGGTCTAAATAATTATGTTGTTATGTTTTCCAAAGAACGTGGTTATAAAGTAGAGTTCGAGTACGATAACAGCGCTGAAAACTATTCTGTAGCAGAAGCGAAGAAGTTTGTTGAAGAAGAAAAGTTTACGATGATACCCCGAGACTATCAACTTGAGGCATATGTAGACGCAATACGATATAAGCGTGGTCTATTCATCTCACCCACAGCTTCTGGTAAGTCCTTCATCATCTATATGATCATGCGTAGGTTACTACGACAGACACTTATTATTGTACCTACGACTACACTGGTACATCAGATGTACTCTGATTTCGAAGAGTATGGATTCAACAGCGAGAAATATTGTCATAAGATATTCAGCGGTAAAGACAAGAACACAGACAAACCAGTAGTCATCACAACATGGCAGTCGATTTATAAGTTACGTAAAGATTGGTTTAAGAAGTTTGATGTCGTGATTGGTGACGAAGCACACCTCTTCAAAGCCAAATCACTGACTTCTATCTTAGAAAAGATGGAAGATACAGAGTATCGTTTTGGTTTTACTGGTACATTAGATGGTACACAGACACATAAGCTTGTGCTCGAAGGTTTGTTTGGTCCTGCACAGAAAGTCATATCAACGAAAGAGTTGATGGATAGCGGTACATTGGCAGAGTTTAAGATCAAAATACTGGCTATGAAGTATCATGACGAGATACGTAAAATAGTATCGAAGATGGACTATCAAGCCGAAATGGATTTTCTTGTATCGCATGAAGGCAGAAATAAGTTTATCAAAAACCTTGCTCTTTCTTTAGAAGGGAATACATTATTATTATTTCAATATGTTGAGAAACATGGTAAGATACTGGAAGAGATGATAAGAGAAGAAGCTGGCGATCGTAAGGTATTCTTCATACATGGTGGTGTCAAAGGCGAAGAACGTGATGACATTCGTGGTATCGTAGAGAAAGAGAATGACGCAATTATAGTAGCATCATACGGTACCTTTTCAACAGGGGTAAATATTAAGAATCTTCATTCAATTATTTTTGCAAGTCCATCGAAGTCGAAGATACGTAATCTTCAATCGATAGGAAGAGGACTGAGAAAATCAAATACAAAAGATTCAGCAGTACTATATGATATTGCTGATGATCTTTCATGGAAATCCACATCAAACTTCACACTAAAACATTTGATGGAAAGAGTTAAGATATATGATGAAGAGAAGTTTGACTACAAATTGTATAGCATAGGATTGGACTAATGCACGTAGTCGTAAAATTAAAAAGTGGTGAAGAGTTATTTGGTAAGATGTTAATTAAAAACGAGAACAGCATTGATCTAGATGATGCAATGAGAATGAGATACCATATCTCAGAAGAGAATGGCGCGCCAGTCATGTACTTTACTAAGTATTGTATCTTTACAAAATCGTTTGAAGTCTCGATACCAAATGAATGTATTATGCATATATTTAAAGACCCAGTTGATTCTCTCATAGATTTTTATGAGAAGGAATTATTTGACTGCAAAATGAGTTATAATAATGATATCGAGGAAGAAAAACCTCGGCGTCATAAAAAGAAAACTCGCTTAAACGACGAAAAGTTTTATGCGATGCTCGAAAAATTAAAAGGTGATCATGAGGTACACTGATGGCAAACTATATCAACAACAAAGAGTTCTATGCTCTGTTACAACAATTCAAAGCCAATTGCGCTGATGCAGAAAAAGCAGGTCAGCCAGCACCACGAGTGCCAGAAGATATCGGCAAATGCTTTATGATGATCGCTACCAAGTTAGCAACAAAAGCTAACTTCTCTGGATACACATATAAAGATGAGATGATCTGTGATGCCCTTGAAAATTGTGTAGTAGCAGTACACAGCTTTAATCCAGAAAAATCCAAGAATCCATTTGCATACTTCACACAAATTATTTGGTATGCATTCCTACGACGTATCGAAAAAGAGAAGAAGCAAACATACGTCAAATACAAATCACTCGAACAATTAGTAGTCGATGCAGAACTCCTCGATGATGAAGGCTCAGACGCATATAAGAACTATGATATTGCAAACGAAAAGATGAAGCCTATCATCGATAAATTTGAAAACAGACAGAAAAAGAAAAAGACAGCAGAGCCAAAAGGCCTGGAGAAATTTACTGAATGAAACTTGCATTGATTACCGATCAACATTTCGGAGTACGTAATGACAGCATCCAATTCCACGAATATTACAAAAAATTCTATGAAGAGTTCTTTTTCCCAACTCTTAGAGAAATGGGCATCAGAGATATCGTCGAGCTCGGAGATATTTTCGACAGGCGCAAGTATGTTAATTTTGACACCTTGTCTCGTTGCCGTGATTACTTTTTTGATCCTATCGCGCGTGACGATTTAAGCCTACATTGTATCGTAGGCAATCACGACATCTATTTTAAGAATACTAATCGAATCAACGCTCCCGAACTTTTGCTTGGTGAGTTTGACTTACATGTATATTCTGAACCTACTGAAGTAAATTTCCATGACACAACAATTCTTATGATGCCATGGATTAATAGTCAGAACTATGATGTCGCGATGTATGCAATCGATAAATCAAAATCTGATATATGTCTTGGCCATCTCGAGTTTCAAGGCTTTGAAATGTATCGTGGTGCAGTGATCGATCACGGTCTATCACATAAGGCATTTCAGAAGTTCGACATGGTATGCTCAGGTCACTTTCATCATAAGTCTTCTAAAGACAATATCCATTATCTCGGCGCGCCATATGAGATGACATGGTCAGACTATGACGATCCTCGAGGATTTCATATCCTTGATACAGAAACAAATGAGTTAACTTTTTATCAAAATCCGTTTATAATGTTCCATAAGGTTTTCTATGACGATAAGATCGGTGAACATGTGCTCTTACAAAAGTTCGATCATCTAAAAGACACACACGTAAAGGTAGTTGTCAAGAACAAGGACAATCCATATTTGTTTGATCTATTCATCGATCAATTGAATGCGTGTAATCCTGCACATATGCAAGTCGTTGAAGACAACTTTAATCTCGACATAGAGGTAGATGATAATATTATTGATGAGGCAGAAGATACTATTACAATCATTCGTAAGTATATAGATAATCTTCAGCTGAAGGATAATCAACCTATGAATGATCTGTTCTATGATCTATACCATGAAGCATTGAGTACTGAATAGTGTTATATTTTAAAGTAGTACGTTGGCAAAACTTCTTGTCGACGGGTAATCAATGGACAGAGATCCATTTGAATAAAGCGCCATCAACATTGATCGTTGGTGAAAATGGTGCAGGCAAATCAACAATGCTTGATGCCATTTCTTTCTCATTATACGGTAAACCATATCGTAACATTAACAAGCCACAACTTGTCAATAGTATCACCTCAAAAAGATGTCTTGTTGAGATAGAATTTTCTGCTAAAGGCAAAGAATATTTGATTCGTCGTGGTATCAAGCCAAACGTATTTGAAATTTTCTGTGATGGCAGAATGATCGATCAGAATGCATCTATTAGAGAATATCAAGAATATCTCGAGAAGAATGTACTAAAACTAAATCACAAGTCATTCACACAAATCGTAGTGATTGGTTCTGCTAACTTTATTCCGTTTATGCAGATGAAAGTGTGGGAACGTCGTGATGTTATCGAAGATCTACTCGACATTGAAATCTTTACGAAGATGAATAATCTCTTGAAAGAGAGAATGACGAAGAATAAAGATGATGTCATTGCAGCAAAGTACAATACTGATATGCTCGAACAAAAGATTACGCTGACAAAAAAACATATGAACGAGATTATGTCAATGCAAAAGTCTGATCGCGATGCTAAGATTGCTAAGATCAAAGACTTGAATAGTCATCTATCAGATCTACAATTTACATACGAGGGTAGACTGAACACTGCAAAACATTTAAACGATTCAATCATTGATAAAGAAAAAGTCAAAGGTAAGAATGATAAGCTAAAACAATTGAAGAGTCAACTCGACTACAAAGTTTCAAATATTCAAACGTCTATAGATTTCTTTAAAGATCACGACACGTGTCCGACATGTAAACAAGATATCGATGAGGATTTTAAAGAAGAACACATCTGTGAACAACAAGAAAAACAAATTGAAATCAAATCTGGCATCGATGAGTTGATGAACCATTTTGGTCAAGTAGGACAGAGACTAGAAGAAATATCTGCGATACAACAAACTATCAATGATGTGAATCAAACTATCATCAAACTAAACAGTGAGATGACAACAACACGAAATCATATTCAAGAGATTGAAGCTACACTAAAAGAAGTTCCAACGTTACAAGAAGCCGAGGATCTTGATGATCTGAATGGTGAGCTAATGAAAATGCAATCATTGCATGAGACATTGCTACTACAAAAAGAGAGATATGAAATTGCATCGTCTCTACTCAAAGATGGTGGTATCAAGTCGAAGATCATCAAGCAGTATGTACCTATCATCAACAAGCTAATGAATAAGTACCTCGCTGCGATGGAGTTTTTTGTACAGTTCGAACTTGATGAACAATTTAACGAAAAGATCAAGTCGAGGTTCAGGGATGAATTTACATACGACTCGTTCTCCGAAGGTGAAAAGATGCGTATTGATCTTTCACTCCTTTTCACATGGCGCGCCGTCGCCAAGCTAAGAAACTCTGTAACGACTAACCTTTTGATCATGGACGAAGTATTTGACTCCTCCCTCGATACAACAGGTACCGATGAGTTCTTGAAATTGATTACACAACTGACACAAGACACAAACGTCTTTGTCATCTCACACAAAGGTGACCAACTCTTCGATAAGTTCCACAGTAACATTCGATTCGAGAAGGTAAAAAACTTTTCGCAGATCGCTGCGTAGGAGGAAACATGGCATATAAAGTTTTAGTACAAGTATCTGAAGACGGGGACTGGGATCCAGTTCTCGATATGAAGTTAAGTCGTACACGTTCTGTACCTCGTCTATTTTTAGAAGAAGAGGATGCACAATATTTTATCGATCAACAACCAAAGCAAGAAGATGTTGGTTATAAGCGACAATTTAAAATTGAAGAGGCACAGGATTGGACTGATGTCGGATAAACTACATATCGTACCAGTATCTCATCCAGCATTTAATGCTCCTATACAACAGTTCGAATTTGAATCTGATGTTGATAGGCATGAGTTAGTAAAAGAGATGACAGAAATTATGCAAAAGGCTGGTGCTGCTGGTCTTGCTGCTAATCAGTTAGGTCTGGAGCATCGCGTCTTTGTTTTGAATACAGAACCAGATGTATTGGCTTGTTTTAATCCACGTATTGTACATGAGTCTGAAGAGTATGCTGTACTCGAAGAAGGATGTTTATCATATCCTGGAATGTGGGTAAAAATCAGGCGACCGTCATGGATTCGTGTAAGATTTCAAGATGTGAATGGTGTAATGCAAACAGAAAATCTCAATAAGATGCCAGCTCGGGCATTTATGCATGAACTAGATCATCTTGACGGTGTGAATTATTTGATGAGAGCCAAAAAAATTCATTTAGATAAAGCGAAGAGAAAGATGAAACTCATCGATCGCAAACTGAAGAGGATGCAACTTGCTTGATAATTTAACAGAGTATTTTGGTAAGAAGAAGAAACCAAAAAGTACATTGACGAAAAGCTTCTACTGGCCACGTTGTGATGAGAACGGACAGTGGTGGAATGGATATGAGAAAGTGTATATGCGTCGACATCCACCATGTACATTTCCTTTATTTAATGATAAGATAGATTCATGTTTGGAAGATACTTAATATTTGTCGATACAGTGGTATTGGCTTTGATGAAATTGAAGCGAGGAAAGTATGAGTAAGAATTGGGTTAAAGACATCAATAAGATGCATGAGAAGTATGGCGTACATGATTGGGTTGAGAAGAATCAACATCAACTCAAACAGTTCCTTGATTTTCGTTTGCGGTTCCTTTACGAAGAAGCCAACGAGACATCGCTAGCTGTTGATGCACGTGATGCTGAAGAAATCGTAGATGGTCTGATTGACATCTGTGTTGTGGCTATCGGTACACTTGACGCCTTCGGTGTTGATGCGAACAAAGCATGGGATCGAGTCTATCGAGCCAACATGCGCAAAGAGGTCGGTACTAAAGACAGTCGACCTAATCCCCTCGGGCTACCTGATCTGGTAAAGCCCAAAGGCTGGCGAAATCCATCCCATAAGAACAATCATGGTCTCCTGGGTGCAATGCCGTACTCGGACCCTAATGAGTTCTAAAAAGTTATAAGAAATGTAAATATTATACAAAAATAGTCTAAGAAAGTCTCAAAAAATCTCTAACAAAATCAATAACTTAGGTACGCCCCAAAAGTCTAATGAAATCAAAGACTTAGAGGTGTACTTTTTCTGTGCCTGCTGTATAATGGTCCTTGTCAAATAGAGATTAACTAGGAAAAAACATATGGCAACTTTCACTGTACATCAGGTTCAAAACAAGCACGACTGTCCTGCTCGTATTCGTTTTGATGATAACTATCAAGCTGGTGACTTCGATCACTATACTCCAGTCTTTCGTGTAGATGCTGACGATCTTAATCACGTCTTCGCACTGACTAATCATTGGGGTGATCGTGAGCGTGTACTACGACTCGATCGTGGTCATTCTACTAGTGTAGGTGACATCATCGAAACCCATGGCGGTGAGTATGGTCACGCCTTTTGGATGGTTTCTTTCGGTGGCTTTGACAAGTTGGAGGTACTCTAATGAGAGATACAATTACAGGAATTTTGGTAGTGTCGGCACTCGGCGCTTTGTTGGGTGTAATGATGGGAATGGCAATATAATGAGTAAGCAAGAAGCTTTTGAAGAAATGTGCATCATCAAAAATATGATGGAAGAACACGCTAGCGAGCTCCGCTCAATCATGCGTAAGTTGTTTCCTGATCAGTTCTATCTAGGTAGTGCTTACGATGTATTTGATGTCACTAGTAGCAGTAATCCTTACGATGTGTCTATCGATTCTTTGCTCGAGTCTATCGCTGAAGAAAATGAGGAGATTTATTAATGGAAGTGCGTGAAGGTAGAAGTCCTAGCTACGTGTGTTCTTTAGATCCACAGTCATGCGTGGATATGGAAATCCTCGGTGCTATCAAGCGTAGCATTAAAGCAGCGAATGCTGATGTTCAGTGGGAACAAACAGATTGGGGTCCGCTCGTTAAAGTACGCAAACGTGTCCGTGTCAAAGGTCGCGAAGCAATTGAAAAAGTAAATGGTCGAAGTTATACTTGGGCTGGAGATTTACTTGGTGGCTTAGGTAATGCTAAGCGGTTTGATGTTTATATTCATGATGATAGGAAGTATAAGTATGAGTGAAGAAGTAAAGTGGTACTGCCGTGGTCGGGCAGGTGAGGAAGTGCTCAGCATCTTAGAGCAACTTTGTGAAGGCCCTTTCCAACTGTCAGACACGCAAGTCGCAGCGCAACTGCAGCGTTTTGGTCTTACAGCTTTCGAAGCTGTCGAAGAAGTTGTTAAGTTCAAAGAGGAGGGCTAGTGAAAACTAATCACTACCGTTTACCGAACCAGCTGAGAGCCCAATGTAAGGGCCTCGGTATGGATGAGCTAGAGATTTTCAAGTATGAAACCTACTGGCTCAAAAAGAATCAGGTATTGCGTACAGGCAAACAAGCTTCTGTGGACAGCGAGAAGCAAAAAGTCTACGATGCTGAATGGAAATTTCAAAAGAAAGTAGACATCACAAAGTTCAAAGACATCAGAGAAGCTGAGAAGCGCATGAAGCAGATCACGAGTAGTAAGCTATGGTCTGACTTAAGGGGCAAAACAACTACTCTGCATCACTCTGGTCGTATGAAGCGATATGCTGGTATGGCGTACTGGACTGGCAAGATCAAGCTCGCCAATTCGGGTCTCGATGAGTATACATTGATTCACGAACTAGCACATCAAACACCGAATGCTATGCATCACGGTGTACAATTCCGTATTAATGTGGTAAGATTAGTATCTAGATTTATGGGTACTGACGCCGCTAAAGAATTGAAAGCACAGTTTAAGAAACGTAAGCTGAAGCTATCAATGTCACAGCCACGGTCCCCTGAGTCGTGGTTTAAATCTTACAAGCGAATGGAACAATTAAGGAAATCGTTATGAGTAGTAGTAAAGTAACAATCAAAAATTTGACTGATTTAACATCTCATTGGGGATATCTAAAAGGCGGTGTAGTGCAGCTAGTCGATGTCACTATTGATGCTGGTCTATATACACAAAAAGCTAGAAACGTTCAGTTGTTTGATCGTCAGACAGGTACCCGAATAAAGTTGCCTTCAGCTGATCCTATTTCTTATAATTTGATTGCAGCGTCAGATAAAATCTTACCTAAAAAGCGAGTTGATAGAACATTAGCTGGTATTTTGTATGCAGCAAAAATGGCATATAAATGCACGCGTGGTAGAAATGATCAAAGATTTTGTGTAACTTATGAGGTAGATTAACGTAAGCTGAAGATGTCTATGCCTCAGCCTCGTTCTCCTGAATCATGGTACAAATCTTACAAGCGAATGGAAGAAATGCGAGAAAAATTATGATAGATGCAAGCGCTGTAATTACTGACTTCAATGGTGTTTATGATTGGATAGTCACTGAAGAGTTTATTAAACATCGCGATATCTTTGCTGAACAATTATCAGGTAAAGGTACAGTACGAAGAGCTGATTGCACTGTTGCTGAATACGTTTTGGCTGAACACATACCAAGTTTTAAATTAACACCAACAAGTCAATTCGAAAATGATTTGTTATGCGAAACTTATAAATATCTAGATGCTAAACAGTTTGCAAAAGCTGGTGTAAAAGTTGGTGATTTTCCAATAGAAAGTGTAAAGAAAGGCAAAATAAATTATTTTCCAGTGTGGAAATTTCTGCCTAATAATCAATATCCTGGACCACTGATTGAAAGTCAAGGTATAGATATTAAATTGTTAGGATTAGTTCCAGCTGAATTAGCAATAGAAAATTTACAAGACGTAAAAGGTGAAAAAAGATTTATATTTCCTGAGGAATTATTATGAAAGAATCTCTTAAAGTCCTGCAAGAATGTGCAGAAGTACAACTCAAAAAGTCTAACGACTATCAGAATGAGTACTCACGCATTCGTCAAGCAGATTACTATCCTCGTGGCATTGCCACTATCACAGATCTTATCTACGCTAAAGTTCTTCGTATGCAATCAGTCATCGAAGCTAGCGAAAAAGATCCTGAGTATCAACCTAACTACGAGTCAATCGAAGACTCAGCTAAAGACTTGATCAACTATGCATCGTTCGTAGTATCATACATGCGTGGTAAGATGGAAGGTCAAGAACCTGATCGTGACATGCTCAATCGAGTAACTACTATTCCTAACAAAATGCCGGAGACGCCACTTGTTAAAAGTGAATGAAATACGTCAACACTTTATTGACGAACTAAAAGCAGAACGATTTACAACTGATCGACTTGGTGATAAGACTATCGAGTTGATCGGCGCTTCGTTCCTTGCCGATGAACCTGCAGTTTTTGGTGAACCAAACGAAGAGTATATCGAAGCCGAACTCGGTTGGTACTACTCTCGGTCGACTAACATCGACGACATCTATGCCAATCTGAAAGAACCACCAAAGGCGTGGCAGTATGCAGCCAATGCACATGGAGAAATCAATTCTAATTATGGACATCTTATCCTTTCCGACAAATACTACAACCAATATGAACGATGTTTGGCCGAACTCATGGCAAATCGAGATACCCGCCGAGCATGCATGGTCTACAACCGACCAAGTATCTGGCTCGAATACAATGAAAATGGTAAAAGTGATTTCATATGTACGAACGCCGTCACCTACTATATCCGAGGGAATAAGCTCCACAGCTGTGTACAGATGCGTTCCAACGACGTCATCTTCGGTTACAGAAATGACTACGCATGGCAAAAGCACGTCTTAGATAAAATGGTTGATGATCTCAATCATAAAAACTTTGATCATGTAGAACCAGGTGACATCTATTGGCAAGTGCAGAATCTCCACGTTTATGAAAAACATTTTGATCTGGTAAAGTAATGATCGAGAGTAAACGAATTCTATTTAGTTGTGCAGATTCAGACAACTCTACTGTAACTTTTGAGTTTAACGCAATCGAAATGTCCACATTTGAAATGTTTATGCAGTGGGTTCGTTTTATGAATGCGATTGGTTATATTCTTGATCCAGAAGAAATGGAAGAAATGTGGAATGGGATTAAATAATATGGAAAAGAGTTATATCGAAATTGATGCAGGTCCATGGTTGACTTGCGACGGTGACATTGAAGTTTGCGTTTACATTGGAGAAGGTACATGTGAACCAAATCATACTTCAAAGGTAAGTCTCAAAGAATTAGTAGATCGTGAGTTAGAAAGTATGATTCCAGGTGTTATTCCTAAGGATGGTGATACGAAATCTGGGAAGATCGCAGAGTATCACAAAGATGATGTCAAACGACTGCTAGAAAGTTTGAGAGAGTTGTACTATTATGCAGGTGGTCGAGCAGAGGAATTGGGTTGTGAGTAATGCAATTTTTGATTTAGAACAACAAATCCAAGAATGCTGGAAAGTCACAGATGATATTGACATGGTAACTAAGTATCTAGTAGATGATTCAGATGGATATACCGATGATGATGTTATGAATAAGTATTTTGCCATCAAAGAATTATACGAGCTTAAATTTAATCAGATGTGGGCTACTTTCGAAACAGTATGCAAAGAATATCATGAAGCGAAAAAGAAATGCTAGTTAGAGGTTTAAAATGTCATACAGAGTTCACAACGACAACAACGGAACATATCAGGACGTAGAAGGCTATGATGAACTCATACGTCTGCAGTGGGAAGCCAAAGGATCATATGTTCCCAGAGTAACATACACACCGCCTCATGATTGTGACATTTGGGGTTATGTTAACCCGCATACTATGAATAACGATTTTGCCACATCAACTGATGATGTGATAATTGGGTAATATGAATGATTGAACCAACTCGATATTACGATGAGTTCCTTAAGTATTTTGATCTAGCACTCAGTCAACAGAAAAAGTGTAACGTATCAGTAGGCGCTCCGTACGGTATGATCAAACATGCTGAGAGTGACATGGGCGATGATCTGATGGAACACGTTGAGCTATACGATGTAGTTGAACGTAAGTACGCTGGCTTCTCTCAGATCGTCAATGATGTGTTCTATGGTTGGACTGATAAGCATCCATATTGGAAGAAGATGGAAGCTGGTATGGTGACACGCCAGCGTGAGCAGGTCGCAAAAGATTGGACAGGCAAACACGCTGACTTCGGTTTACCTGAATGGCTCTACATCTTCATCCTGCATCGTGTGACAGGCTCTGCGATTAACTACGCAACCAAACCTTCAGGTTATCACAACACCATTCTCTTTAATCTTCATCAGTCGAAAAACATCGAAGAGATGGTTGGACTGATGCGGCATTATCCTGCACCATTTTATACATCAGTTGGTTATCAGTTCCCTGCATTTCCTAAACCACAAGATGGTTACAAAAAAGGCGGTGACTATTTTCTCGGTGAGTATGCACCTCGTTTGGCAAGAGAAATGGCAGAGTGGCTAGAATCAGGTGGCAAGCGAGATCTACGAGAGATTGGCGAGTTTATGCTCGAGTGGAATGTCAAGAATGGATTACGTAAGTATCATTTTCAATACGCTGCAGTCATAGCTGACGTTGCAGATTGGTATCCACAGTATGTAAACTTAGACAGCATGTTCTATTACGGTACAAATGCTGTAGAATGTATATCATATCTTGCAAAGCCTACACAGAAGATGAAGAAAGAAGTCTTTCTCGACGCTGTGATGGAAAAGATATATAATGATACAGGAAGTGTACCGTATAATGCTGAAGATGTATGTTGTGACTTCATTCGTTATGTTGAGAACTATGTACGCCCAGGTCCGGACTACGATCATCTCGACTATGACAATTTGTGGTCATCATGTGGCATCAAAGACCATCCGTACGGTAGACAGAAGTATATGCTTGAACTCGGTCTTGTCGATACATTTAATGGTATGAAGAATCATCCATCAGATGATGTTATCCTCAAGGCAAATAATATGAACGTTTCTGAATATCAAAAATTATGTCACTCACTCACTTCTTAGGCGAACACGAACACGACATCCAATATCCAAAAATTGCCGAAGTAGAATTAAAGAACGGCAAACCAATTGAAAGTTGGATGAAAGACTGGTGTCAAGAAGCTCGAACGAATAAGTTTTTCGAGTTTTGTCGTGCCTATGACGAACGTCAAGATTTTCTACTCAAGAATAACTATCAACAGTTCTCACATCGTTTGCACTGGCATGAGTGTCCGTTTGTCGACGAGATGAAGAAAGAAACTAACAGACGTAAGTTGATCGAGGCTTGTGTCTTATTCTCATTTAGTAATGAGCATTGGCAGACGTTCAGAGAGTGGCGAGATCATGGCTATGATGGCATGAAGGTACGGTTCTCAAACTATCGCCATGCGCGTTCTGATCTCTTTCAGATCTATTATCCGAAAGATACGAAGGTCAAAGATTGGCTAATCGAAGTACCACGTCGCGTAGCTCTCGATATTGATTCGATGTTTGTTGAACGACAAACTATTCGACCATTTACAATGATGGAATTTGCTAAGAAGATGAACATCATCATGGTACGCGACTATGGTTTCCGGAATGCCATGTATCCATCGAAGAATGCTGCTCGCCATATTGCAATGTCACATCCTAAACTGGTAGATCCCGACTCGTTCCTACATGGTGGTACGGGTTATTTTGATGGACTATCACAGGTGTTTAACTGTCCTCACCTCATGAGTAAGTCGAAGTATGAGATCGACGAGGATGGTCAGTACGTCCCTATGAATAAGTGGGCAGAGATGCAAGTACAACATATGGATTATTTAAAGAATCACCCGAATAATCCTATACACACTCATCAGTATCTCAACTTAGAAGACAAGTTATGTATGCATTATAAGTTTATGTCGATGAAACTTGGTGAGAAAAAGCAAACAAAGATGATCCCATATGATTGGGTTTATCCACAAAAATGGTCATTAAAGACCAATAGGTATGATCGTGTTTCTTCTTGATAAAGCGACTGAATACATCAGGGAGCCATGGGAACTAGCAGTCATCGATGATTGTCTACCACAAGAGACAGCCGACTATCTACGTGATAATTGGCCTACACAATTCGATGACGATATTAATCCAAATTATTTTCAAAGATTGGGTACAGCAAAAATGCATGACCCTATATTCAAAGAATTTTTTGAAGAGAATTGGAAAAGACGAGAAGAAATTAAAGTGATGGCTCATAGTTATTTGGGTTTATGCACTACCACATTTGATAATCAGCTATCACGATGGAACTGGATGTTTTGTAACAGCGATGACCACACTAAACTAGTACGTGACTGGCATACAGATAATGTTGACAAGAAGATACAATTTATTTTGTATCTCGGAGAGGATACAGATTATACTACTTTCGAAATGATGGATGATGAAGAAAATGTAAAGAGTTTGCCATTCAAACATAACAGATTGATATTTTGGCATGCAACTGAACACACATGGCATCGTTTCTATTTTACAAAATTTCCACGCAAGACATTGAATTTGACTTGTTTATATAATCGTTCTGAGGAACACTATTGGGGTTTAGATGAGTATAAAAATACGTAGAGCATTAATAGAAGCAATAACTGATACTTTGCTCGCTACTCCACTCAATATGTTGATCAGCTGGGTAATTTTATGGTTTGCATTCCAATACTTTTGGGGTCCAACAGTTACAATGCTTATACAAACTGGTATAATGTTTATCTTTGCAGTGAGTCGTAAGGTATATCTGCGTTTATATTTTGAGAAGAGATATGAGTCACAATAACCATATTATTGATGGGGTAAATAAAGATGTCGGTATCTTCGGATACGAGGCAGCAAAAGATTATTTCTTGGAAATGTGTGATGGATGGACACCATACAATGATGACCCAGTTGTCAAAGTACACGATGGAGTGCGAGTTGTCAGGGACGACCTTACCGTTGGAACCAAAACTCGAGCGGGTGATCTTCTTGCTGCTCGTTGCCCGACTGATACCATGGTGTATTGTCAGCCTCGGACTGGTCTTGCCGGCGTATCTCTTCTTGACGTAGCTAAACATCACAATAAGAAGGTGACGTTGTTTATGCCATCTTCAAAAAGAGTGTCGTTACATCAAGCTTGTTGTATTGAACGAGGAGCAGATGTACAATTTCATCGTATTGCTGCGATGCCAAACCTAAATAAGAAGGCAAAAGAATATGCAGAAAAAGAAGGTCACTACTTCATTCCGCTTGGTCTCAGACATGAGCTCGCCACCGCCGGAATTGTTTACACAGCTTCTCGAATACCTGAGCCTGAAGTGGTATACGTTGCTATCTCGACCGGTGTTCTTGCTCGAGCTCTTCAAATTGCATGGCCTCGAGCTGAGTTTCGTTGCGTTGCTGTTGCTCGCAACCTAAAAGCTGGAGAATTAGGTAGAGCTGAAGTAATATCAGAACCTTTACAGTTTACTCAATCAGAGAAGAAAGAAAATCTACCTCCGTTTCCCACTATCGATACATATGACGGAAAAGTGTGGAAGTGGATACCTAAAAATACTAGTCAGGATATACTTTTCTGGAACGTAGGTACAGAACCTGTTTTACAAGATGAGACGATTTATGATAGAATAGATTCATATCGTCAGTGGGAGAAAGATCAATGCGCGGCTTAGTAGCGTCACCATTTAATGTAATATCAAAATCAATGGACAGCCATCGTGCTGCTCAAGGTGTTATCTATGCTAGTCAGCTAAAAGAAGCTGATGCTAGTCGCAGTATAGATATCTGTATGTCTGGGTTCCTCTATAAGGAAGATTGGAACCAGTATGATGAACTGTACGTATATCATGGGAATGATTGGGGTGGCTCTCTGAATCTGTTTGGTGGATTGCAAAATTATAGTGGTATCTACAACTTCGTCAATTTCTCAAAGTTCAAAGGCACGGTGTACTCGCTCGTCATCGATATGGTCGACTACTATGCCATTATGAAAGAGAAACTTGATAAGGCCAAAGAAAAAGGTCAAGAGTATAACGCTGAGTGGAACGAAGTTGATTGGGATAATCTTAAGCGTATGTGTACAGAAGCCAAGACAATCGATCCCAATGCATTGAACCCGTCTCGTAAGATTGCTATCGGTGATAGTCATGCTATTTGCATGTATCGTCCTGGTTGGCAAAACATCTCTGTTCCATTTAAAACACTACACGGAGCATTGAAAGAAGGACTTGAAAGTTTCTTACCAAAAGGTGCATATAATGAGATTGAATTTTATTTTGGTAACATCGATATTCGCCATCACCTCTGTCGACAAGATAATCCAGAAGAGGCAACAAAAGAATTAGTACGTAAGTATATCGAACAAGCAATGGCTCTTGCTAATTTTTATAACGCAAAAGTAAAACTATACGAGCCGCTACCTATTGAAAATCCTAGTCGTAAGATTCCAAAAACTGGTTGGCATAAAGGCGCACCATTTTGTGGCGATTGGGCATCACGTAACTTTATTCGCAAACTATTTCGTGAAGAAATTAGAAAGAATCAAGGACAAGGAGTTGGTGTTGAATTATATGAGTGGGTAGGAGAGATGATAAATAATCAAGGTGAGTTAGATTTTGAATATATGGAAAAACCCCAATCCGTACACCTCTCTCGTCGATGGTATCCTCATTGGCAAGGTTACGAGTACAGTCACGCACCATATATTGACTACACACCTATTCCAGAGAGTGAGAATAAACCCACATCTCTCGAGGCGTTTTTCTAGTTTACAAATGCTTGTTTTTATGGTAAGATATTCTAAAGTGAGGATATATTATGGAACTTAAAATTGCAGTCGAAGAACTGCGAAAATATAAATTGTTTATTGCAACTCCAATGTATGGAGCAATGTGTTCTGGTATGTACACAAGAGCTATGGCAGATCTATCTGCTAAAATGGCAAAGTATCAGATTCCACTCCAGTTTTATTATCTGTTCAATGAATCATTGATTACTCGAGCTCGTAACTATTGTGTTGACGAGTTTATGCGGTCAGACTGCACACACATGCTATTCATTGATTCTGATATTGGTTTTAAAGCAGACGATGTAATTGCAATGATGGGTTTAATGATTCAAAACCCAGATGAATACGATGTGATGTGTGGTCCATATCCTAAAAAGACTATCTCTTGGGAAAAGATTGTGCAAGCTGTTAATCAAGGTGTAGCAGACGAGAATCCAAACGTTCTAGAAAATTATGTTGGCGATTTTGTATTCAATCCTATCAAACGCAAAGCAATTAAGATCAGTGATCCTGCAGAAGTAGCTGAAGGTGGTACTGGATTCATGATGATTCAAAAGCGGGTGTTTGAAGAGTATGCACAAAAATATCCTCAATTTTATTATAAGCCAGATCATGTCCGCACTGAAAACTTTGATGGCAGTCGCGATATTATGGCATACTTCGATGCATTGATTGATGATAAATCACAAAATCTTGTGCATGAAATTGAAGCATTCTTTGATAAAAATCCCGATGCTTCCAAAGAGGAAGTGATTAAATTTTTAGCAGATAAGAAGACAGGCATTCATACTGCAGAGTATTCGAATAGATATTTGTCCGAAGACTACATGTTTTGTTATAATGTCAGACGTATGGGAAGGAAAGTGTGGATGTGTCCTTGGATTCAACTGAAACATATCGGTTCTTATACATTCGGTGGTTCGTTATCACATATCGCTCAGATCAATGCTAGCGCAACAGCAGATCCATCTAAACTTGGTAAGAAAAAGTAGGAAACTATATTATGAAACTCAATACACGTACTATTCAAGTACTCAAAAACTTTGCGTCTATTAACCCGTCCATTCAGTTTTCTGAAGGCACGAGTCTCAAGACCATTTCACCAAACAAGACGATGATGGCTAAAGCCAAACTCGAAGATGTTATTCCTTCGACTTTTGCTATCTATGATTTGTCTCGTTTCCTTGGTGTTGTATCATTGTTCGAAGATCCGACTTATCAGATCGAAGATCGTATGGTTAACATCGGCGCACCTGGTCGAACAGTCAGTTATACATTCGCTGATCCTTCTACCATCATCACACCTCCCGATCGAGAGATTGTATTGGAAGAACCTGATGTAGTGTTCGAGCTCAAGCATGAAAACTTTGCTGAGATTATGAAAGCACTCGGTGTGATGTCTTTCCCTGATCTCGTCGTTGTTGGCGAAGATGGTAATATCTTCCTTCGTGCAACTGACACTAAGAATCCATCTTCTGATAAATATGATATCGAAGTTGGAACTACCGATCGTACCTTTACCGCAGTTTTCAAAACAGAAAACGTTAAGATCTTGCCGTCCTCCTACACGGTTAGTCTTTCCTCGAAGGGCATTTCTCACTTTGTGTCCGACGATGTAGAGTATTGGATCAGTCTCGAAGCTAACTCGACCTTCGAGTAATACGATCAAAAGGGGGCACGGAACAGCTTGACGTGTCTGCCATGCGCGAAGGGATTGGGGCGACTGGCATTTATTTAATGAAAGTAGGTGATTTATGCGTGATGATTTTTTATGGGTCGAGAAGTATCGTCCCAAAACTGTAAGTGATACAATTCTACCTGTTGATCTAAAGAAAACATTTCAACAATTTGTCGATCAAAACAATATTCCAAATCTCATCCTCACTGGTGGTCCCGGTGTAGGTAAGACGACAGTCGCTCGAGCAATGCTAGAACAACTCGACTGCGATTACATCGTCATCAATGGCTCGATGAATGGCAACATCGATACACTTCGTGTAGAGATACAACAGTTTGCCTCATCGGTCTCACTCAGTGGAGGTCGTAAGTACGTCATCCTTGACGAAGCTGACTATCTCAATCCAAACTCCACTCAACCAGCACTTCGCAACTTCATGGAAGAATACTCCAAGAATTGCGGCTTCATTCTGACTTGTAATTTTAAGAACAAGATCATCGAACCTCTTCACTCTCGATGCAGTGTGATCGAGTTCAAGATCGCCAAAGACGACAAGCCAGACATGGCAGCTCAACTCTTCAAGCGAGTTATTAACATCCTCAAATCCGAGAATGTAGACTTCGATCAGAAAGCAGTTGCCGAAGTAATTAGTAAATACTTCCCAGATAATCGAAGGATTCTGAATGAACTACAACGATACTCTGCTACTGGCAGGATTGACACTGGTGTACTCGCTAATCTACATGAGACTACACTACAAAATCTTGTTGGAGCTTTACGAGACAAAGACTTTACCACCGTCCGAAAGTGGGTCGCAGACAACTCAGACGTAGAAGCAGCTACCATCTTCCGTCAGATCTATAACAAGTGTTCTGACTTTCTAAAACCTGGCAGTGTGCCTCAACTCGTTCTCATCCTCGCCGATTATCAATACAAGGATGCATTCGTTGCTGATCACGAGATCAACATGACTGCATGCCTCACCGAAATCATGGTCAATTGTGAGTTCTCGTAATGTGGAGAATTTGGGCCAAATCGCTCGGAGAAAAAGTAGGCGAAACAGATTCACAAGCAGATGCTGTAGCTATCATCAGGACTTTCTGGTGGCTCCTCCATGTGATTACCTGTTTCTTTATAATCGTACATAATGGTCATAATTTAGGGTGGTGGTGATGCTTAGGAGAAAACCAAAGAGAACATGCCAAACACCGAACTGTAGCAATGTACTACCAGAAGAACCTGCTATAATATATGTAGGTGAGTATGCGTTCGATGTTTGTGAAGAGTGTGAGAAGTTGATGGATATTATACAAGAGAAAACGGAGGAGCACTATGGCGACGAGTCCATTTGACTATCTGAACTCCATCAACGTCACAAAAAAGAATATGATGCGTGATACCGAGAACGATACACTTGCCGAGAAAGACTATAACGCCTTTATCGTTAATCGCGGACTATCATATTTCCAAGATACTGTTACTGTTGCAAATGAAATGAATATTCATCATGAGCTCGACCATCTTCTTCAATACGAGTTTCTTATAAATATTATTCGGCCACGAAAAAGGTTCTCTAAGTGGTTTAAAAAAGAGCAAGACAGTGACGTTGAAGCAATTGCAGAGTTCTATGGCTACAGTAATGAAAGAGCCGCACAAGCACTAACTATCCTGTCTAATGAGCAAATAAGAATAATAAAAGAAAAATTAGAAAAAGGTGGTTAAATATGAGTGCGGTAGAATCTCTAGTTGAAGTTACCCTCCAGAGTCAAGACGATTTCCTTAAGGTACGTGAAACACTTACACGTATCGGCATTGCATCTCCTAAAGAAAAGAAACTCTATCAGTCATGTCACATTCTCCATAAGCGTGGCAAGTATTACATTGTTCACTTCAAAGAATTGTTTGCCCTCGATGGCAAGCCTACAAATTTTTCTGAAGAGGATCAAGGCAGACGCAATACAATTACTAAACTTCTTTCTGACTGGAATCTTATCTCAGTTGTAAAAGAAGGAAACATCGAAGATCCAGCAGCTCCTATGAACCAAATTAAGATTATTGCTCATAAGGATAAGAACGAATGGGAGCTGGTAGCTAAATATAACATAGGTAACAAGAAAAAGTAAACGTAAGTTATTGATTTTCTTATGAAAAAAAATGTAACAAGTCGGCATGTACAAATGAAGCCCCGTATAGTAGAATGGGCATGTAATTTGGAGATTGTATGACAAAAGTATACACCAAAAATGTTACTCCTGTCCAGCGCAAGTTGGTTAGGGATCTTATACCTTTCTGCGCCAAGAAACTTATGCCTCGTATCAAAGATCTGCAGATCACCGTTGTTGGTGTCAAGGATTTGGTAGAAAAGGAAGGCATACATGCAGACGTCATCTACGAATATGTAGATGCTATCGTTCGTCCTAAAGACTACACTATTCGTGTTGATACAATGGACGATCTGCAAGAATTCGTGCGTGTCATCTGCCACGAAATGGTTCACGTTAAACAGTGGGCTCGTGGCGAGATGTACTCGTATGATAGACACCCCAATCTGACTCGTTGGCACAAGCAAAAGATTGACCACGACAAGATGGATTACTATGACCAACCATGGGAAATCGAAGCCCATGGCCGGGAAGAAGGCCTTACGGTCTCTTTCTTACAAGAATATGAAAAGTGGGCAGGATTTGTCTATGGAATTATTGAAGATTATAAAATGCAGCGACCACAGCAAATGGTACTCGACTCACGTTGGTAAAACCTTTCCGCTGATCGAAACATTTCCAACAGAATATCTTACACGTCAATTACCTGATAACAAATTCGGTATCAGGTTCTTGAACTATGTGTCAAAAGAAGATGCAGAGGTTGTAAATGAAGCGAACTGAAGATATTGAATTCTACCATGGCAGCGCGCTGATGTCAAAAGCCACCGAAGAATGTGGTGAATTGGTTCAGGCTATCTCGAAGTATGCTAATAAAGGTGGTAGACGAAACGAAAATAAAATACTTGAAGAAGCTGCAGATGCAATGGTAATGATAACCGCTCTAATAAAATATCTTGAAGCTGATGAAGATAAATTCTTCAAGCGAATCGAGAAGAGCAAAAAGAAATTTGACAGATACTATGAGGAGGATTATAGTGAGTGAAGTCGATAATGTAGGAACTCTCGTTACACTTGTAACAGCAGGTGGCGAGATGGTGGGTCGATATCTTGGTGAAGATGACGATAGTATTAAGATTGAATCCCCGCGAGCTTTCGTGCAAACAGAAAAAGGTGTTGGTTTTGCACCGTCTGTATGTTTGACTGGTAAGCGTGAACCTGAAATGGTATCATTCGGTAAGTATCAAGTAATTCTTATTGTTGAGACTAATGCAGAGATTGAGAAGTTGTGGCTTCAAGCGACAACTGGTTTGGTAGTATGAGAGATAAACTAATCCTCACTGATTGTGATGGAGTAATGCTCGATTGGATGTATTCTTTCGATCAATGGATGAAACGCCATGGTTATCGTATCCAAAATGCAGGTGAATATGACATTGGTAAAAAGTATGAAGTAGGTTTTGTTGAGAAGAAAAAACTTACTCGTATGTTTAATGAGTCTGCTTCCATTCGTAAGATACCACCACTACGAGATGCTATTAAGTATATTCGCAAATTGCATGAAGAACATGGATATGTGTTCCATGTAATCACATCATTAAGTGATGACGAGTATGCCCAACATCTCAGGACGAAGAATCTTTGTGAGACGTTTGGTCATACAGTCTTCGAGAAATATGTGTACCTCGACTGCGGTGCTGATAAGGATGAAGCACTTGCTAAGTACGAAGGTAGCGGTTGTTATTGGATCGAAGACAAACCAGAGAATGCAATCGCCGGCCAAAAAGTTGGTCTAAATACTTTGCTGATGGCGCACGGTCATAATGTTAATCAAAAAGAAGCCATGGTCCGTGTACAAAACTGGAAAGAGATTTACGAGATTATTGTTGGATGATTGTAGATAACCCCGAAATTCCAAATTATTACCATGTCGTGTATGCGGGAAAAAAGGAAAACATTAAAGGAAAACCTATCGAGCAATACTTCGAAGATTTTAGACATGTTCGTATTGTTCCTTATGATATAATTCGGGATCGTACTTTTTCTAAAAATTGTCCTAATGAACTTTTTAGTAATACAGTACAAAAATTTACAACGCGAGTAGCTAATGAAGAAGTCGACGTAGATAATTTTACAAACTCGCCAGACTTTCAAACTATAGAATACTATTATCGTTGGTTAATCAAAATGAATTGGTTGATCAATGATATTCGTACTAAAGGATGTTGCGAACCGATATGGGGTACAATTGTTCCTAGTTTCAATAAACTTGGCGGAGTAGATTACACCTACCATGTGCATCCAGGTACATTTAGAGTATCTGCTTTTGAGATTATGGAACGAAATGAACAGTGTGTTGTTTTTGATGCGTTCGAAGTATTTCATGATTACCCAAAGGCATCACTAGCACAAATACTTGAATTGTATAACGATCCTGTTGGCACAGATGTAGAGATCAATATACTACAGCAAGACACAAGTTATATGACACCTCAGATCATGAACATGCATCCCAAAGGTTTAAATTGTAGTATGACACCTTCTCTCAAGAAATGGGAAAAGAGAGTCAGACACATGTTCAATGCGCCACTCAAGATTTTTATAGGATATGATAGTAGACATAATGATGCTACTAATGTATGTCATAACAGTATACTAGAAACACTCGATAAAAGAGAAAGAGATAAAGTAGAGATTATACATCTCGATACCTCAAAGATTCCAGGTTGGGAAAGAGAATACAAAAATCAATCGACTGAGTTCTCATACTCTCGCTTTCTTGTACCATATCTGTCAGACTACAAAGGAATCAGTATCTTTGTCGACGATGACTTTATCTTTAGAAAAAATCCACTCGTACTCGCATTATTCTTGACACATAATCACAGTGTAGCTTGTGTTAAACATGACTTTGAGAAAAAGTTTGACACTAAATTTAATGGTGAGAAAGATGTTTGGTATCCTAAAAAACTATGGTCGAGTTTAATGGTGTTCAACAACTCTCATCCAGACTGTAAGAAGCTAACTCTCGATTCAGTACAACGAGAGAGCGGCAAGTTTTTGCACCAATTTGAATGGACAAACGACAGTAAAATTGCTGACTTGCCTGCTAAATGGAATTGGTGTGAAGGGTATCATGATGTCATGGATGCTCATAAATCGTTAGGATTACATTGGACTCGTGGCGGTCCATGGATCGATGATATGAATACTACACATATTGCCATGCTTGAGCTTTATGACTGGTATAGGCTAAGACGCTTAGTAGGTGTAGGTGAAAGGTTTACATATCAAGAAAAACAGGTTAGTATATTAGATATGAAACATTATTATGACATCGAAAATCCTGTAAAAGTTGAAGCTGATGGCACCAGGATTTGTAGATCGATAAATAAAGATGTTCGATGAAGTTTGTATTAAGAAGTTTGGACGCGGGTTCGACTCCCGCCGCCTCCACCAATTTTGCGGTACCCAGTTTCGGGGGCGTTATGGATTCGACAGGCAACTGAAAGCAAATGGAGAACCGTCCATGAACGCTGACGTAAAACGGTGGTTCAAAACTACAACTGCCAATGATGACAGTTACTACGGTGATTACGCACTAGCTGCATAATCCCGCGGGGCGGCCACTGCCTTGTGATCCAAGTGTGGCATTTTTTTTGCTATGAAGCAAGGAGGAGTTTATGTTTAAGCTATTACTTGTTGTAATGTGTATGGTATGGTCAGAAGCTGTCGCTTCCGACGAGTGGATACAAGACGAAATTGATTGTCTTGCGAAGAATATCTACTTTGAGGCGAGAGGAGAATCTCTGACTGGTAAAATTGCAGTCGCTAATGTCACGATGAATCGTGTAAAACACCATAAGTATCCTAGTACAGTTTGTGCTGTAGTGACTCAAGCTAAATGGTATGTCAACTGGAAAGGCAATCGTTTACCTAAACGAAATCAGTGTCAGTTCAGTTGGTTCTGTGATGGCAAGGCAGATGAACCTGTCGATATGAGAGCATATAAAGATAGTGTACGTGTAGCAGAAGTAGTGTATCACGGCTATCGCGATCTTACAGATGGGTCGTTGTTTTACCATAGTACGAAAGTTGAACCATATTGGGTTGCGTCAATGGTTAGAACTAAGAGTATAGGTGCTCACGTATTTTATAGGTATAATAGATGAAATTTTATAGTTGTTTCCCAACGCGAACATTAATGTTGGTAACAATAATTGGTTTGATATTTTTACTCACTGCGTGTGGTGGTGGCAGTAACGATACAGCAGCACCAATTGGTCCAACTAACCCTGCACAAGGTACAGTGTTGGACACATCGTGCAATGGCACAACCCTCATCGAAACCATTGCAGATGGTAACGGTGGTTCGACTCAACAAGAAACTCCAAACTCAGAACAATGTGGATATGTAGTATCTCCTCAGTATGGTACACCACTCGGCGATCCATATTGTGCTAATTCAACACAACAACTCTTTTCAGAACTACTCAACATCGTACAAAATCTTAGTGAATTTGATAAAGTCCAAGATTTTGCTGACGGTGAAGGTGGTGAATATACAGAAATTGTAGAAATAGATTCAGAAACCTGTGGTTATGTAGCGCCGCCTGAACGAGGTACACTACTCGGCGAATCATATTGCGCAGTTGAATTAGAAGAAGATCCATACTTAGAAATAGTATCAGAAGAAATTAACCATCTACTACGAGAAGATCGTTTACAAGATTATCATGATGGTAATGGTGGTTATTATACTGATAGACTAGTGCACCTCGATCAAACATGTTTTGTACAGATGTCACCACCAGAAGATTGTCCTACTACATTTACAGATACGGGAGATTCTCGTTATAATTATCTAACATGTGACGGTGTAAAACAAAGAACAGATGTCTGGTTTCCATATGATCCAGATCAATACGAAACTGCTGTGATCGACATGCTGATTGTCTTTGATACTGCCATCACAGAAGAAGATAGAGACGGGATGACTATTGAGGAGTTCGTAGACAAGCAGATATTCGAATCAAATCATATGTACATCTCGTCAGGTACAAAGACACTTGTTCGAAGAGCTGGCATCAAGTTAGTAGAAGTGGCGCCAGGTGATTTGTATCGTCAGTATACCGCATTTTTTGCTGGTCGTTACGAGTTTAATGGACTTGATGATTGGCAAAGAGAAGCAGAGGCAGACTTTGTATTCCTCTTTAAAAAGAAACCAGAAAATCCAATTGCCTGTGGCGTTGCAAACTTAGATGCATCCCGAGGTATGGACAAGACGCGTGGCATCACACAGTGTTTTCATAACAGTGTGTTCCAAGATACATCAACAACAAGATATTATCAACGAGCGCAAGAAACATTTGCTCATGAGATAGGTCATTTGTTAGGTGCACAACATGCTGAGGAAGATGCTGATGTTCCAGGTATTTTTGAATATTCGTTTGGATACAATCTACCAGGATATAATCCTCAAGATAATCCAGAATATGAAGGTGCTTGGAGTGGTTACGGTACGATTATGTCGTATGCTGATTTACCAGTTGGTAGATTTTCAGATTTTGATGTAACTTGTCTTTATCCCGAGGAAGCAGGTGAATATGCTGGCCAATCTGTCAAACTAGGAACAGAAGGCGGATGTTTTTGTTTGGATCCCCCAGAAAATCATCCATCACCAACTAATAATGCAGAGACTATCGAGAGGACAAGATATATAATGAGTCAGCTGCATGAATTAGAACATGGTGTACAATTTTCACCAACAACTATGTACTTTGATGGATTAATATTGGATAATGAAGACGATGCACAAATTTGTCTATTTTAAGGAGTGAAGATGAAAGAGAAATTACTAAGAGCAGTACGCGCAAAGCATGCTGCAGTTATGGAAGAAGCGCTTGTCAATATCGAAGTCTACGAAAAGGCCGTAGGTATTGGTGAACATCCCGATATTGTAGAATCAGTCGAAGCACAAGTCGATAAGTACGTACACGCACTTGAGATGGTCGAAGGAGTTGATAAGATTCTTGCTGCTGATAAAAAGTTTGTAATCGATGTGACAGTTGATGATTTTGAACCTCCTGGATATGAAAATACTGTGACAGGAACTACGAGATATTGAAATGTTTAAGGCGTTGGGTTTTTGGATATACGATACGTATAACTTTTTCTTCAATCTTAAGTACAATCCACTAAGACACATTCCAAACGAGTTTACACAGTTCATTCTGATGTTTTATTTGTCAGTCATGTGGACTGTCGTGTTTACTCTGTGGACAGGATACACAATTTATTTTGGTATCGGTAGTGTAGGTGGTCATCTACTTGTAATTGGTGCATTCTTTATTACAGCATTGACATTTAAAGATGCTGAAAAGAATGGTCATTTGTGGGTTAAAAGACAACCACCTATAGATCCAACGAAAAACAAATGTGTTTGGGATTTAGAGAAGGAAGGATGAGAGAAGTATTCATTTATTTTTGGGTAGTAGCACCGATTATTCTATGGTTTGGTATGCTATATGGAGATTACCTTGATGGTGAGTACAAGCCATTTTGGCAAAAGAAAAAGGACGGAGTTAATTCAGGAGCAAAGTTCGGATGAAGTATTTTTTACTATTCATGATTTTCCCGCTCATGTTATATGCAACAACTGTAGAGAGTATTGAGACAGAAGGGAAAGCAAGATCTAAAGATCAATCATTACAAAATGCATATATTGCTGCTCATTTTCAATGCAATCGAAAAAGACTGTGGGCAAACCTTGATACATTAGTTGTCAAAGATGTTTACACTAGCCAATATAAAATTGCAGGAGGTCGTAAAAGTATTACCGATTACTCCACAGTTGTAGAATTTACATGCACATCCGAGTATAAGAGGACACCGTCTGAATGAGAGATTGGACGGCAAAATCTATGACGAAGTTCTTTCGGTTCTTCGCTGATACATTTTTTGCTAAACGATACGGACATAGAGCAGTTGTACTTGAGACAATTGCTGGTGTTCCTGGTATGGTGGCAGGCATGTTGATTCATCTACGTAGTCTTCGTAAGATGGAACGTGGTAATGGTCGTATGATTACCGAAATGTTAGCAGAAGCAGAGAACGAGCGTAAACATCTCATGTTCTTCATTGAGATTGCTCAACCCAATCAGTTTGAAAGATTTCTCATTGTGATGGCGCAATTTATCTTTTGGCATTTTTATCTCGTGTTTTATATTTTTGCTGATAAGACTGCACATAAGATGATAGCGTATTTTGAAGAAGAAGCAGTACGATCATATGATGAATATATCAAACTGATTGAAGATGGTATAATCGAGAATGTACAAGCACCTCAACTTGCTATAGAATACTATATGCTAAATAAAGATGCAACGTTACTCGATATGGTAAGATGTGTACGAGACGATGAACGTAAACATAGTAAGGTGAATCATAGAATAGCAGGTTTTTGATGGCAAACATTGCAAATAATTTTAATGTACATCAACCTTTTTCTCCAGCCATTGGTGAATATAGGGTTGAATTTACGGAAGAAGAAGAAAAAACTATAAAGAAGTGGACTGATCCAGACTATTATATGGAAAATAGTTTAGTGGCTGATTGTGGTGATGGATCATATATCGCGAAGCCATATTCAACTCCAGAAGAACGTAGACATCATGTGATATGGCAAGATGACTTTCTCATTTTGTATGTAGGCATGAATTTACTTAAACAACCTGAATGGGAAAGTTTAGGACAAACAATCCGAGAGTTGGGTACTCATTACACAGAACAAATTGCTGGCATGACTGTACCTGAAGGCGCATATATCGATGCATGTGATTCATGGATAATTCGTAATCATTGTACTACAAACTATCCACAACCATATCATAGAAGACATTGTCATTCTTTTGCTTGGTTGACAGGAGTATTGTATTTAGATGATAGTCCAAATGGTACAGTATTGCATGCCAAACAACCTTTTTCTGATTCGTATGAACCATTTTGTTGGCAATTAAATAACAATCAATATAACGAAGATGAGATATTCGTTCCTGCGGAAAAAGGCAAATGTATTATTTTTCCGTCAAGAATAGACCATAGCATCATGAACAATGCAGATCTCAGTACTCGCCATGTTGTTGCCTTCAATTTATGGCCATACGGAAATATTAGTAATAGTAATGCTGCTCGAATGTCATATGAATATGTTCCGACTCGTGGAATTAACTCGGTGTCACAACCATATCCAGAAAGGAATAACTCATGAATTGGTTCAATAATATTATTAAAGGTCTAGAAAGATCAGTAGAAGAAAATCCTATAGATAAAGCTATAGTAGAAAAACTACCACAAGAGGGTGAAGTCAATAAAGTCTATGAGGCGAGATGGGTTTGGTATCACACCATTCTTGCTGCTGAGATTGCATTCACTAACATCCTGCTTATAGCAATCTTGTTTGTATTGGCATTCAAATGAAAAAATTTATTTTACGTATTGTTTTGTTTTTCTCAGTATATGCTATTGGTTTTATAGTAGGCACTGAACTGACAACTGACAAATGGGAAGAAAAATTAAAACTCGCGCTTGCTGAAAGATATGAGATCGAGAAAATTAAAATAGATGTAGAGAATACAGTAGCAACAAAAGAAGCGAATGAACATTTTCTACGAACACTGTGGAACACATGCATTAATGCTGGTGGTTTCGTTATTAACAATGAAGAAACAGGCGAGACAGAAATTTTTAAATGTTCAAAGGCAGGAGATGATAATGAGCTCACAGTGGCAAGGCGGTAAAGGTTCAGCTCGAAGACCATCATCTATTGATAGGGCACAGTGGGAAGAAAACTATCATAAGATCTTTGGTTATAAAGAAGAGAAAAAACGATGTCTGGACTGTGGTGAAAATTTGCCACACCATACCCCCCAATGCATCCATAAAAAACATATGAAATAATTACATTGCTATGTACATATCTTGTCCCATGCTGTAGAATGGGCCTTTGTTATGGAGATATGTGATATGGCGATGATGTTTACTAATACCCTCTCATACGACATGCAGGGACGCAAGCGCAAAGCTCGTAAGATCCGCGGCGAGGTCTATAAGAAGTATAATACCCCATCATTTCAACCCCTCCAGCGATCCAGTGGTCCTGTCAGACGCGATGAAGGTATCGTATATAAGTCTGTAGACGATCATGGTCCTATCGCCCATGCGCGACCAGAAGCTCAGAAATACACAGGCACATTGGTCAAAGGCATTGCAACGATGCACAAGTCTAATGCTGTCCCTGTGATCGACCAGGAGCAAGCTACCGAGATCTCGAGTATGAGAAGGTAGTTTCTTATAACAAAATAGTCTAAGAAAATCTCTAATCAAATCAATAAGTTGCAAGTGACCAGAAACTCTAATCAAATCAATAACTTAGAGGTGTACTTTCTCGGTCCCTGCTGTATAATGGTACCTGTAAATTAATGATGGAGCTATCAATATGCATGATGCTATTATTTGGATGGTGACTTACGAAGGCCAGTGGGATGGCAAAAAAGGTGAGTCGCCTTACACATACACAGCTTATTCTGCAGGCGCAGCGATGGAGTTGGTCGAAGAATTGGAACAACAATATCCAGATCGTAAGTGGAGAATTGAGGAGAAGGACGTATCATGAATACTAGTGATCTTATCCGCCACATCTTGAATAGTGTCGAGCATATGGCTAAAGAAGCAGACGATCGTGCGATCGATAATCCTAACGCACACAATATTGGTGTGGCCGATGGTATTGATCAAGTTCGTAATGCGTTATTTGCAATTGATTATGAGTGGACAGAGATGATGTCTGCAAGGAGTGAAGTATGACTTATAAGATAGTAGTACACCACGATGGTGTTGATAAAACTGGTAGACCGCTGGCTGCTGGTGATGTGAATTGTGTCGGCGGAGATGAAGTTCGAGTATTCTATAATAGAGAAGAAGCTGAATCTCTGTTTGAAAATTTATGGGATACCTTTCGCAGTGGTCATCCACGAGCGGATCGTTCTGCAATGAATTTTACAAAAGTTAGCCTTTATCGGTATGATGGTATGAACGCGGAAAAAAATCCAGAGTATACACTCAT